GGAATACTCATTAATACCATTTATAACTTCTTTTTTAAGTACTTTAGAAAAATTATTAATAATACTATTGCATTCAGCAGTAACGTCAGCCCAATGTAGAGTTTGCCCTGTATCATTATAAATGCTAAGGGCATAGTCATATCTTGGTGTACTATATAGTTCACCTGTTCTTGGATTAAACTTATTATATCTTCCAAGCTCTATAAAGTATGTTCCTGTAATATCAGTTGGGCTTGCCATATTAAAGAATAGTCCAGCAGCAGCAGCACCTGCTTCGTCTAAGTTAAACTTAACAGAGTATGTTTGATAACCAATGTCTACTTGAGAGGAAGATGTTGGAAATATAAGTGTCATGTCGCTATCTGTTGGGGCAACCGCAATACTTTTTACTTCTGGCATGTTTGGGTAGTCATCTTTTGTGGTAACAATTGATGTTGTAGCTGGAGTTGTGTATATATCAAACTCTGAATCTATAGATATTTCTGATAAACCTTTGCTTACTAGCGTTGTTGTTATTTTTTTATGCTCTAAAGGTGCCGTTCCAAATAGTCCACGCTCTACATTAGTTATATTGCCACTTGGGGTAACCTTAACATCATAATCTGCAGAGATGTACGCCTCTCCCCCTGAAACATATGTTCCTGTTACATCACTTTCTATCTTAAACGATGTTGACGTTCTGTTAGTTATAATACCCTGAATATTATAAATAGCTGGAATAATTCCAGTAATCATTACCCTGTCGCCATTTCTATAGCTATTAGACGATGTATATGTAACCAAGGTTCCATTACCAGAAGCCCCTGTAATTGTGGCATAAGACATTCTTAGTCCTACGTTGTTTTCTTTTATAAACCTGTCTATTTCTGCAGAAAGATCTATATTGTTTTTAACAGAAACAGTTTTTGTTTTTGGAGCAAACTCGTCAAGAGTTTCTAAATCATATTCTTTATATGCAAAAGAAACTATCTCATTTTCAATAAATGCATACCCATCATTACTCATATTGAATGTATGAAAAATATCTAGTAAATCATTATTATTAAGTTCAAATACATTTGAATCTGCTGACATGTCTGAATTAAGATAATTAAATCCAACTGAGTCCGTAGTTTGCTGGGCCCAGACAACATCGTTTGAAGTTGTATAGATAAAAGATGGGGAGTTCTTAATGGCAACATCTTCTACGTTCTGAATAGAAGGAGATTGCTTAATCTGTGGGGTTTGATATCTGAGAGAAATCTTTCCTGGTTTAGCATTATTAGAAATATTAAATCCATCTTTTACTATGTTTCCATCTAGCAAAGAAATATTAGATCCTGAAGATGAAAGAATATTCTGCAAACTTAAAAACTTCATAACTCCGTATTCGTCAATATAGGCTCCAATTTGGTATGCCACAAATAATTCATTAAGGCATTCCATTATTGTTGAGTCTTTAGAGTTACAGTAATAGTATGAAAGATCTATTGGCGAAGCCTTGTCATTACATATGCTATAGAGTGAGTCATAGTCATAGTCTGTAAATCCAGATAGATCAAGTATATTTGTTATAATTTCAAATACGCTCTTTAAGTTAGCCACATAGTCTGCTACTGGTATTGACTGTAGGTATCTGGAAACATCAAAGCATTGAACTTGAACGGTTTGAATATCGTCTTCAACCCAAGAGTCTGAATAAAATACTCCCCCAGGAATATAAACGTCTGAGGTTGTTGTTGACCCAACTGATGAAAAATCTTTAAGATGAAAGTTTATATAAAATTTAATATTTTTTCTTAGCATATTTGCCAAGATTGTGGATGCTTCGTTGCTTTGACTAGAAAAAATTGGAACTATGGTAGAGCCAATAAGTGCGGGGATTCCAGATAATGTAATCTTAGCATCGTTGGTATTAAGAGAAGAGATAGGCAATAAGCTATTGTCTCCATCTAAAGACTTATCAATGGATACAGACTCAACAAAATCTGTTAGATCAATTTCAAGTCTTGGAGAAATTTCTACAATATGCATTCTTTCTAGGTCAGATCCCACACTTGTTGCAGTATCACTTGCTCCTGCTAAAGATGAAAATTCTGTGTTCTTGGTATGTGATGTTTGAGTAACTGTTATTTTAGATATAGATGTAGATAGTGGCAATGCTCCAGATGCATTAAACTGTGGCATTGTAGGGTTTGTCTGTGTTCCCCACTTATTTTTAGTCCAAGCAGAGCCATTCCAATACAAAGTTAGTACGCCAGTACTTCTTCCACCTTCTGAATTATTTGGAGGGGATATTGACTGACTTCCATCAACTGTAATATTTGTTCCATCAATAGCGATGTTGACTACTGGAACAGTCATCAAAGTATTAAACTTGATGACTATCTTGTTAGTCGTAATTGGCTTTTCATAAATAGCAGTAATACTTTTTGATGATGTATCTGAAACAAAATACCTGTATGAGGATATGTCAGTTGGTAAAGCATTTTTTAATACTGGAACAGGTGATGTAGCAAGGAAAAATTTTGGATTTTGAATGATCGGGCTTACTGGGAAATAGGTGGGAACGGTATATCCATTAATAACAGAAGATGTAACTTTTCTATATGTGCTAGGAAATGTACATTTTGTATCTCCAGATGGTACATATGACTCCCCTGGTCTAAAAAATGTGAATGGTATTTCTGTGGGGAATAGTGAATGATTTTGATAATCAAAGTAGGTTGTGGCATAAACTTCAGGTACTGTAAAATATACAACTGGATTATTATCTGTACCACTTATGGAGTTTGCTGTAATGGCGTATGTAAAGGTTGCAAAGGTGCTTGCAGAGCTTTGGGAGCCAACATAGGTAATAACCTTGGTCCAACCTAAAGAGTCCGCCTCAACCTGCTCAGAGCCGTATTGAAGTGCTGTTCCCTTGCCTGACGCATTGATCATTACTGGTGTAGGACTATTAGTCTTTATATAAGTAATGATCTTATATGCAGAGCTTGATCCACCAGAAACTGTGTATGATCTTTTGCCTGTACCGCCAGACATTGTAAAACTTTTGGTTACAAAATTAGGCTTTCCACCTGAACTTACATCTGATGGAAGTGGTGATATTGCTGTTACAGATAGTTTTGTTCCAATACCAGCTGTTGTAATATATGGGGAATTAAATAGATTATGATTCCACTCAGCAGAAACTACAGGGGTAAGGGTTATTGATTCTGAGTCTGTAAAGATAGACGTAGATATTCCACCAAGCACTTATATCTCCGTAAATTCAATGTCCATGGCAACATAATCTGAAACCTTTGTTCTGTTTATTACTCTCTTAGAAAAATTAGAAATAAATACGTTGTATACCTTTGATCCCTCTGTAGCTGATTTAAAATAAAAATCATCTGGAGCTGCACCTTTTGCGGTATCTGTGGTTATTTCAGAAACAATAATTTTAACCTGAATAGGAACTCCAGCATTTGCTTCATAAAATGATTCTAACCAAGCTGCTCCTTTATTACCATCTGCACACTCTGAAGTTTTAGATGGAACATACGACCAGCTAGTGCTGATCTTTTCTTTTTGAGCTACTACATATTTTCTAAGTTTACCATTTGCCATACGAGCTTCATTTTGAATAAGTTCGGGGATAACAGAAATCTCTCCCCTATTATGGTCTGTAAGTTTATACCAAGTGGAACCGTTTAAAGACAGGTGTATTCCAGACTGCAGTAGGTATCCCATTAGTATGCTACCTTATTTGTCTTATTTGTCTTATTAAGCTCTAGCTTAAGTCTGCTCATTACTTCTTTAGCAACATCATTTGCATCAGAAGCATTACTTGTTATAGGCATATTTATATTATACACTGTACCGCCAGAAGATGTGCCAACTGTTGCAGTTCCATTATTAATAGCATTCATTGCTCCTACACCATATTTTTGTACTGCAGCAGATTTAACAACATATTCTCCATCAGATACTCTAATTGCTCCGCCACCAGCATATCCCAAAGAAGCTGTAATAGAATCAGATTTTCCAGATCCTGGACCCATGATTAGTCCACCATTTGCATATTTTTTTGCTCCAGAAATTGACTCTACATCTAGCTTTCCGTCTTTAAATCCTATAACTCTAAACTTGCCACCAAAAATAGCTTCTTTCTCAGACTTATAATCAGCTCCAAACTTTCCAGCACCCCAACTTTGTCCATATGGTGCCATAAATTTTTTATCTGGGAACAATTCTGAAGAAGGAAGAATATTTCTATTTTTTACATTTGCAGAAATTAATACTGAATCTGAGGTTGCAAGTCTTCCTGGTGCAAAGAAACTAGCTATGCCTTCGTCTTTGCTCCATGAAGATCTACGCATAATAAATTCTTTACCAACTAAAGAAGAAGCGTCTCCAGTTTCTCTTGCCAATTTAATTGAATCAATTAGGTCTTGTGGTAGACTGTTGAATGTTTTATTTAATTTTATTCCTCTAAATAGTTTACCTGTAAATTTTTTCTGAAGAGTTTTCATTGCAGCAATTGGTCCAAGTGGATGGTTTCCAAGCTCTTGCATTTGAGCCATTACACCCTTATTGCCCTCCATATATTGGGCAGTTGCATACATTCCACGTTCTTTCATAGTTCCAGTCAAGAATGCGTCTGCAGAACCAATTCTTCCAAATTGCTCATCTTTATAATTTATACGTCTAGCATCATATTTTTTAGGATTATACCCACCATATCTTGCAAGATCACTAAACATTCCAATCTGTAAAGGGCCATGTAAAGGATCTTGATTACCAAGTGTATACTGAAATCCAGGCTTATAGAATCTTGGGTTAGCTGGCCAGTTTTTAGTAATCTCATCAAGCCTGTCTTTTGGTATTGACTTACCAAAAACACTGCCTGCACCTTTGGCTACCCTAGACATACTACCCAATGGAATCATTGCAGCTGATAGTTTATCTCCAGTGCTTCCTTGACCAGCTAAACTCTTATATAGTGAGCCTAATCCTAAGAATGAACTTAGTGGGCCAGAGTCTTTTGCCATGGTCATCAGAAGCTTCTGGAAAGTATTTAACTTTTTGCCTGATCCTGATCCCATACCAAGCTGATGAGGAGCTCCAGCCATTCCACCCTTAGCAAACCTCTTAGCATTTACGTCATCTAAGAAATCTTTTCCATACTTGTCTACTGCAGAAGCCTTGATAACATACTCCCCATTAGAAAGAAGAGCGGGTATAGAATCAGATGTACCAGTACCACTACCAGCAATATATCCACCAGCAGCCTTCTTCTTAACAGGTTTTTCTGATTTCTTTCTTGCCTGCTCTTCAAGACGTGCTACCTGTGCTTTAAGAGCTTCTATCTTTGCATCTTCCTTGCGAATTTCTGTCTCTCTATTAAATTGATCTTCAACATTTGCAGCTTCTTGCTTAAGCATTGATGCTTTGATGAAGTCCCCTGATATTTTAGCCTGAGTAGCTTCGCTAGCTAAATCAGCTAGTTTCATTTCTAGGTCTATTTGTCTTTGTGTTTCATCATTAGAGTCCTGCTGAGCTTTTCTCTTCTTTTCTAAAACATCAATCTCTTTATTAAGTGCGTCTATACGCTTAGCCATTAATGGATTCATTTCGGCTGTAGCAGAGTTTAGATCTTTATAACCTGCTAAAGTTTTTCTAAGCTCTTCATTTTGAATTTCTTGAGCTTCTTCAAGCATATCGCTTTCTTTATCTATGTAGTCACCAGTTCTAGCTGCTTCTCGTTTCTGCTCTGCAGTAGCCCCCGCAGCTCTAGCTCTTTTTAATCCTGCAACCATTGCTGGTGTAACTGATGCTACTCCAAGTGCTGCTGCTCGTAAAACTAACAACTGATCGGCTGAGTTTTTAATACCTATAGCAGCTTGAGCTAACTCATTTGGCATGGTTTTTAAAATTCCATTAAGCAAAAGCATTGCTTGTGGTTCTGGCATACTGGCTATTGATGTTGATATAGCTGTAAAAGATGTGCTAAATTCTTCTGAAGTAATCTGTCCGTTTTTAAATCCTGTTGCAAGTGATTCAAAGAATCCAGCAAATACCTTTGAGCTAGTGGATAAGCTTTTTCTTAGATCTTCAGAAACTGTTACTACTGCCTTTGCAGCACCCTCATATTGACGAGTAGTGGGATTAAATACTCTTTTAGTCTCAACAGAATATCCCTTTGTAAACTGCTTTCCTAAAGTTTTTCCTAAAGAGTTTGCTGTTTTAACAAGACCTTTACGACCCTTTTCAGTTTTAATATCAATACTAGCAAAATCAAAAGCAACGTTTGTCTTACCAGCTTCTTCTTGTAAAGACTTAACTATGATATCAATGTTAGCCTTTGAGAATCCCTGACTGCTTAGTTGCATAGCTATAGATTTAAATATTAAACCAACTTCACTATTTGATGCATTTCTAAGAGCTTCTATATCTTTTCCAAATTCTTTTTGGAAGTCTTCATTTGCTCTTAGCTCATCTACCTGTGATCTCTTCTGTCTATCAAGGACTAGCTGTGGTCCAGTTCTCTGTAATGGTGACTTACTTGCTTTTACTCCAAAGAAATCTTCAAGAGTTTTTACTTTACCCCCACTTATAAGAGCTGCATCTCCCAAACCTTCAATTGCAAGTCTAGTTTTTTCTTGAGTACTTTGATATTTTCTAAATCCTGCATAAAGTAATCCTGCTGCTGTTGTTGCTAATCCTATTGGACCCAGGAATACCTTTAGGCCCATACCTACTCTAGCAAGTGTTCCAAGTAATCCAGCTCTTCCAGCTAATCCAGCTACTGCTGGTCCTGCCATCTTTGCACTAGCTATTGCTCCACCCGCTAATCCAAGTCTATCTGTGGCAAGCTTTGTTAAGTTTGTTTGTGTGAGCAAACTTGTTACAGCTTGCAAAGCAAACATTCCTCCAGTTACCTTAGAAATAATTCCTGAAAATTTTCCTAGTGTACCATTAGACATTGACGCTATTCCAGATAGTGAAGATATTGCAAATGATGCACCCATTAGGTTTCTGTCAAAATTTTGTAAGTTTATTCTTGACTTTTTAATAACAGCTGTTTGCTCATCTATGTTTTTAATAGCCCCTTCAGGAATTACTGGTGGGGGACCTTGTGGTCTTTGAGACACCCTTCTACTACGATCTTTAGTTGTTTTTTCTCTAGCATTTTCATAAGCTATTGCATCATCTTTTCCGTCTTTAGCAGCAAGTGGGTGTGGGCTTTTCCTATCTCTTGAATTTACATAAGGATCTTGTATATTGGCAGATTTAACCCCATCTTGATATTTTTTAGCGTCTAATTTGCCACGGCTCTCAGCATCAAATTGTTGTTTTGCTTTAAATGCTCTTTGTTCCTCTTGATATCTTGTTCTATTTTGAAGGTTTATGCCTGGATCTATAAGGGCACTTTGATCCCTATTAATTGGCCCTCCTTTAAGTCCCTTAAAGAATGTTCCTGAACCAAATTTTGCAGCACTCTGTGGAACTTCTTCTCC